GGAATGCTTTCAGATTGAATGTGCCATTCAGAACAACTTGTTGCCGATTTCTGAAAAGGGCTATTTTGGCAAGCCTTTGAGCCATTGCTACAGAGCTTGTGTATGGCAGATTAAATTCCAGGAATTTCAACTGGTTATTGTCTTCTGCCAAAAATGTAGATGATTGGAATGCAGGGTAATCTGCCGCCACATAGTCTGTGGTTGCTGGGCTAAATACGCCTTTGACCGCGTTGAAATTATCGCGAATGCTTTGCTTGGTTTGCAGTTGCAGTCCAGCGATGGCATCGCCTTCGTCAAGCGTGATTGCTGGGCTTACATAGCCAGCGGCTTTGAGATTGAATTGCCCGTTGGTGTAAAAAAGAACGCCGCCGCATGATGTCAAAATTTGCTCAATCGTTCGCTTTGGCTGTTCTGCTGATTCGATTGTCCCGTGAAACTCGTAGCGTTTTTCTGTTCCACCAGCCGCCAGCGTTACATTCTCATCACATAGATTTGCGGCGGTTGTGAAACTTGTGTCATTGATCTCACCTGAAGACGCGCCGACTCCATATCTTGTGTCAGTTAGATAATCCCTGATGCACAGGGCCGCATTTGCAGAGAACGCTGTTGATGAATTTCTTGGATCAAATACCTTCTTGCCAGATACCAAAGCCGTGATGGTCGGGATGCCATTCGGAAACGCATCCCTGTCAAATTCCAGCCTTGCATAAAGATACGCCACGCCTCTCAAACGATGTTGAGATGTCCAGCCTGATTGGCTTTCTGCCACAAGATCGGTGTCTGCTATTTGATCATCTGCGCCTGAATGAGTTTTCACCCTCACCAAACCCGCATATCTACTTGGTGATGTGCAATTTCCATTTCCGTCTAGCGTAAGTTGCACATCATTCAGCCTGATCGCTGATATGCTTTGAACCTCATGGCTTGCAAGCGTAACAACCAGATGAAGATACTTGTCATTATCCGTCGACTCAATATGAGCCAAAAGACCAGAAACCCTGACTGTGCCATAGACTGCCCTGCGCGGTTGCGTGGGCTGTTTGATCATCTGCCGTCTGTTTTGGCTCTGGCTTGTGAAGCTTGAGAAATCTGGCAATTCTGGAACAGGCGATAGCGCCGACATTGCCGCCGTACCCGCCGCATAAATTGCGGCAGAGGCAAGAAACGTCAAACTTCCGATTGGATTCACAACCGCCATCAACGCCGCTGTGATTACCGTTTGTGGGTTAGTGAGTGCTTTTACAAATCTTTTGAAAAAACCCATTATGTACCCCAGACGATTTCTTTATCTTGAAGGCCAGCGACAAAATCAAAACCTTTGTCATCTGGAAAATCAATCTTTTGATCTTCACTTGTGAATCTTCTCACCTTTGATTGTTCCAGATTTATAAGTTTGTTTTCTGCGGTCAGCCCAATGGTGCTGGTATCTGCGTTCTCTTGAATGGTCATAATATCGATAAAACCCTTGAACAACGCATAGGGCGTCGATACCACGGAGCCGTTTGACATTGTGCCAAAGTAAATGATGGCCTCCCGTCCCTGATAATTCTCGTTCAGGGCTAATGATACGAGGTCGCTTGGCACTCCTGAGATAGATATTTGGACGCCGTTGGCCTGCACATTGGCAGTCTCTGAAACCCTATCAATTCCGATGAATGTGCCAGTGCCGATATATTCTTCTGAATTGATGGTGATGTTGCCTGTGCCTGTCCATGCCAGAACTGGGTCACTTTCAAAATCTAACTTGAACGCCAAGAATGGTTGCAGGGTTGCCGCTTCCATTTGTGCAATCATGTTTGATGTGACATCTCTTGCCATTAGGCTATCCTAAAAATATTGAACCTGCCGCCGTTGGCTATGGCTTTTACAGTGCCAGAGCCAGAGCTTCTTTCTGCCACCACTTGGAAAACATCGTTAGCGGTGACTGTAAATATAATAGATGCTGAAGCCGTGGTTGCGTCTTGCGCGTTGTTTCTATTGTAAGTGTTTGACAAAGTGCCAGCAATATCGCTGTAAGAACCCCCTGATGGTTTTTTCTGCATTTTGATTGCGGCTTCAGTTCTGGATGCTGTAGCACTTTGTCCAATTGTTACTTGATAAGAAAACATATAAGTCCCAGCAGTGCTAACCGTCACCTCGCCGCCGCTTTCAGTGAAAACTGAACCTACGTTTTGTCTGTTTGTCTGAAAGTCTAACGCCGCAAATGATGTTCCCAAATCTTGATCAGCACTAATATAAGAATCATAATAAGCAGTTGCTGGTGTGTTACCAATGAATGAAGTAGCTGTTACTGTACCATTTACGTCAAGAGTGGTTGCGGGTTCTGTTTTGCCAATACCAACCTTACCGTCAGCTACGACATTCAATAAGCTATCAGCATTCCAGAACCCAATTTCAAAACGGTTTGAAGTGCTACCACTGCCAGCGTAATAGAAACTCAAAGTGGAAGTATCATAGTTGCTTGCATCTTTACCCAGCATTATCTGGTGCCGTTGTCCCACCCCTATGCCGCTTCTATAAGCCTCAATCGCTTTTCCGAAATTATTGCTGGTTTCGGAATTGTTGAGCATCAAGTTTGCACTGCCGTTTACACCATCACTGGTAATCGTCACATCATCAGCGAATGTAGAACCAGCATTGAATATCGCTTTGCCAGCCGCGCTCATATCAAGCGTCAGTGCTGTAATATCTGAAGTGCTATCTGTGCCTTTGAAGATAATATCTGTATCGCCGCCCTGAGCATCAATTGTGATATTACCTGATGTGGTGGCTATACTTACGGCGGCATCGCCCGTTGTTATGTCATCAGCCGCAACAGAACCACCGCCACCGCCACCTATGCCAAGATTGGCTGGGGTGATTTTCTTCATCGTGCCGCCGTCATCAACCAGAACAAAGTCGGCATCAGACGAGCTAGTTGTTGTTGTCGGGGTATCAGAGTTGCCTGTGGTCAGGACTGTGCCAGTTGCGTCAGGCAGGGTTATGGTGCGGTCTGCTGTTGCATCAGTAGCAGTGATGATGGTTTCGTGTGCATCCGCTGTAGCACCTTCCAGCACAATGTTTGACTGCGTTAGCAGGTTTCCCGTCGCACCTATGCCACCAGCCTCAATGCTATCTGTTCCAATCTGAACGCTTTCTGCAAAAGTAGAATAGGTGGCAGTCGAGTAGCCAACGTCTTGTGGGTCAATGGCGTCTGCTATGCCAGTTTTGAGAATGACATTGCCGTATGAACTACCACCCTCGTTGTCATCAAGGTTCGCTTCATCAAGAAACAAAACTAGGTTATTGGTCGCGTCCGCAACATAAACCTGTATGACCGCTCCAGCGTATGTTTTATTGGCGTCTGTACTAACTTTAATTCGGATTGCTGTGACAACATCGGTGCCAAACGTACTGTTGGCAATAATTTGAAGACCTTGATCGTTTGCAAACAGAGACTGGGCGTAGAACGTCATCGCCTGATGTCTGCTTGACGTTATATCTATCAAAGAAAACTTGGCGTGGAATCTTTGGTTAGACCCTTGTGGGCTATCATCGCGTCCTTGAAACACCGCAATAGTTTGCCAGCCGACTGCAAGATTAGCCGTCATTGTTTGTTGGTCTACGACGCGCACCAACCCATTCCTGTCGGGCAGTCTTATGGTGCGATTTTCAAGAGTTGGCGTAATGGGATAGAGGCTGGTGTTGAAACTGCCGTTGTACTGATACCAGATAAGCTGGTTTTCTGCACTAAAGTACAAAGCGTCGTTATCAAATATATAGGTGGCGGTGCTTGACCCAGCTTTCATTTGGTTAAATTGTATTCTACCATCTTCACTGCCGTCTGTTACATCCCGTGTTATAGAATAAATTTCATTATAAGTAGTTGTTTCGCTGGCACTGTTTGGTGCTTGAAAAAAAATAATTGAGGTTGTGTCAAAATCTGCAACATCGCTAGTGTTGTTGCTGCGGAGATAAACAGCTGGCCTGCTGTCTGTATCGTCACCCTGAATAATTAAATTATTTGTATCTATAACGCCATTGGTGCCGTCAGAGTAAATCTCCATGTCATCGCCAGCACCAAACTTTAACTTGGCGTTGTCGGCAAACTCTAAAGCATCGTCACTAGCATCCCACACAACATTGTAGTTTGCGCCTGTCAGGGTCAGGTCATCTGTAAAGGTAATGCCTGTGCTGGTCGTCTCTAGGCGGTCAGTGTTGTTATAAAACAACTTGACATGACCGTCACTGCCGCCGAACTCAGCCATTTTGTTGGCGTTTTCTGCGCGTTCAATAAGCAAGTTATTTGGGGAGGTGCGATAAACTATATCAACGCCATTTGTGGTGCTTGAATAGTCAGAGCCGTCTCGATAGCGCATGAAGTTGGGTCCACCGCCGCCTATATCCAGAACAGGAAGGGTGCCATTGCTGTTGGCTATGATTTGTTCGCCGCTGGTCATTGTGACATCGCCAGTGAACGTGCCGCCAGAAAGGGGCATAAATGAGCCGCCGCTGGAAATCTCTTTCACAGTGCCGTCTGAATGTTTGGTAAATAGCTTGGCGTCAGCGGTATTAACTGCCAATTCTCCGACTGACAGATCACTCGCTGATGGTGTGTCGCTTGCTGTTGAGGAGCGTTTTATCTGAATGGTGTTAGCCAATGTTCACCCCTACTTTTTGCTTGGCCGTCCTCTTTTTCGCGGACGGGTTGCTTCAAACTTTTCTTTCCACACAAGGCCGTTTTCACGTTCCATCTGTAGTGCTGTTTTGAGGCTTGCAACCTCACCCCTGATAGTAGACAGAGCGACAAGCAAGTCAGCGTTTTGATCTTCAAAGGCATCCTTGTTTGTGGACATGGCTTTCAACTGAGCCTGCGCCTCGCGTACCTGTTTCTTCTGCGTCTCATAACCAGCCAGAGCCTGTTCGTATTGAGCTATGGTGGCTCTTGCTACTTTTAGACTTGCGGCGGCTTCCAGATATTTGCCAATGATCTCACCCAAGTATTCTTCCTGCGCTTTTGCTAACGCTTCTACAACAGTAGTTTCCATTAATAAGTGCCACCATCAATCGTTTTGTTATCAAGGGTTTGCGCGTGACTTGCGAATACAAAGGTGTCATTGCCGCTGAGTAATGGCAACGTGACCGTCCTGTCTGCCGCCAACTCTGAAACAGCAAACACATATTGATGATCTGCGCTGGTGTCATTAATTTGCGGCGTTGTCATAACTGGGCTGGTAAGTGTTTTGTTGGTCAGCGTCTGGCTGTCACTTGTTCCCACAATCGTGCCGCTGGGGGCGTGTTGCCCGTCTAGCAAATCAGCGTTGAGGTTTGTCACCGCCGTGGTTGATGCAATGACTAACGGCGCGGTGCCTGTGGAAAGGGTGCTTGTGATCTGACTTGAAGCTGAGATGGTAGCTGTGTTCACTTGTGAATTTATGTGAAGATTGCTGAACTTTAGTGAGGCTGTACCAAGGTCTTGACCCGCATTGGTGGCAGGCGCAAACGCAGTGCTTGTAAGCTTCAATTCATCAGAGCCAGCAATCTTGATATCTATCTGGTCATCAGTGCTTGCGTGGATGCTGGTATCCGCATCGGCATCAAGGATAAGCTCTGTGCCGTTCATATCCAGACTTGTGGCTATGGTTGCGGCGGTGATGGTGGGCGACCCAGCAAGGTTACCTTCAATATTAGCTATCAGGGTCTGCTTGTTAAAACCTGTGCCGCTCTTATTAACTGTGGATGTTGGCTCTGCTTGAAGGCCATCAAACAGGATGAACTTTCCAGAATCATCCGCATCTCTTGCAAAACCCGCAAACTTGGTTGTGGCTGATTCCACATATTTGCCATAGAAGCCAAGGTCAACAGAGTTGGTCGTATTGTCTTTTGCCAGTTTAAACAGCGGGTCAGCAATTGAGACTGTAGTGGAGTCAATGGTCGTGGTGGTGCCTTCAACATCCAGATTACCAGTGATAGTCAGGTCGCCCGTGAAGGTGTCATTCGTGTTGCTTCTGAGGAACGCCCCCTCACCGCCTATCAAGCGGATGTTATCTGATGCATCACGATAGAAAAGTATCTGCGTTGCTTCAGTGAACGCTAATTCACCCTGCGCTATGTTAGAAGTAGTTGGCGCATCTGAGTCTGAGGTGTTCCGTTTTATCTTAATTGTGTTCGCCATCAGTATGTCCCCGCGTCAATTTCCTGAGTATAAACCCATTCATCACTAGAATTGCTAAACACTATAAAATCGCCGTCAGACGGCGCTGATGTTGGAACGTCCTTGCCCCCTATGGAGCTTGTGCCAGACGGCCCCTGTGGGCCTTGTGTGCCGACTGAGACTACTTCTATAGCGGTAGATAGCACCTCAACTCTGTTTTCTACGTTTTCGATAGACACAGCATTGGTTGACTGCGTGACAGTCAGATTCGTCTTGTCAGCTATAGTAACCTGATTGCTGGTTTCGGATATCTCAATGACATTGCCAGTTTCGACAACAACACTTGTGATTGAATCCGTAACGGTAACATCGTTCATCGTGTCACCTCTCTGACGATACTGTAGCTTCCCTCAATCAGACGGGTAACAACACCGCCAGATGATATAAGCTCCAGATCATACACGCCATTGCCAGCGGTCAGCGCGGCTGTATCTGATGCTGAGACTGTAAGCGTGACTGTGCCTGCGCCGCCGCCTAACGCAATGCGCCCATTCTCTGTTGTCAGTGTAAGGATTGCAGAGGCGTCTTCAATAAATGTCCGCAACGACATTCTCGCGGTGTAACCCGTAAGATTGATGGCACTGCCAGCGGAGTCTTTGTATGTGATGACAAGAGAAAAGGTTGAACCTTGCTCAATCGTTAAGCTGAAATTCCCTGCCGTCATCTGACCATTCCCCTACGCTATAAAGATTTTTTGGGACGGCCACGCTTTTTAGGCGCTTGCCCACCTTCCCACGCTTCATTTACGTCTGGTGTGCTTGGGTCATCGCCTTTTAGTGTGCCGTCGTCGTTTCTAGCCCTCTGTGGGGCGTCTGCCTTGGTTTCTGTAGGCTGAACCACCTTGGTTTCTTCTGCAAGCCCACGGGCCAAGAAATCGGCATTACGGGCCTTCTCCCAATCATGACTGTCAGAAAGCTCCTCACCTTCTGCATATGTGCGGGTGACTGACCCCATCGCGTTTGCCACGCCAACGGCTGGCCTGATCATTCTTATAGCCATCTAGCTCTCCGATGAAAGAAAGGGGGCAAGGCCAAACCCTGCCCCCGCTGTTTAGGCGTTGTGTGCTGTGAACGCATTATCACCAGTGTGACGGGCGTGACTCTTGATAACCGTTGTCCCCAGCGGTGTACCGTTAGAGTGTGTGCCAGTCTTGGCAATAGTGGTGCGGA